GTTAACTACACGCTTGCTTCTGGATATTGGATTACCCTCTTCTTGAATTGTGTTCGGAATGCCCTTCATGCCAGATACGCTTTCTACGCTCTTCGTCCCGTTGGGCAAGACGTTCGCTTCCGCGAGGTGTGTCGACAATTCGTGCTTGGTGATGACAATATCTCCACTGTTTCGAGTTCCGCCCCGTGGTTCAATCAACGAAGCGTCGCGTCAATTCTTTTGAACATAGGTTCCGTTCGCTCCTCATCTACAAAAGGTGCCATTCTAACACCATATGAGAAGCTTTCGAACGTTACCTTTCTCAAGAGATCTCCGCGTTTTGTTGACGGAATGGTTGTGTGGGCGATTGAGGAGAAAACTTTGTGGAAGATGCTGAGTTACCGCCGGAAGACTGAGCTTTCACGGCAAGACCATCATTCGGTTATTTTAAGCCAGGTCTTAGCGGAGGCCTGGATGTATGGTCCAGAACGATTCTCTTTCTTTAGAGATTTGGCTTTGCGACTTGCTGCGCAGCTTGATCTGCGCTCTCCGCTGTTGAGCCTTCGTAATTACGAGGACTACGTTGAATCGTATCGACGTGGTCTGCTCATTACTTGGGCTCCTTTCGATTTTACTGTTGAATTATGACTACACTTACAACTAGTTCAACTCCTTCGAATACGGAGGATAGTCAATCTTTCCCTGTCTCGTCTGACGCCCCTGTCATTCCTTCTGTTGCGGTTGCCACTGAGCGAACGAACGAGATTGTTGTCCCAAAAGGAATGGCTCCAACTCAAATGGGGAAACAGAGAACCGACGACATCTTTTGCACCGATCTTCTCTTAGACCGGATCACGATCAGCTCAACCAACACGTCCCAGGCGGACATACTTACGCAGCCCTACAATGTGTGGTCGAAATACCTGGCCAATCCTCTTGTTGTGAACAGGCTTACAGGTTTCTTATGTGTTTCTGGAACACTTAGATTAACTTTCGTTCTCAACGTTCCAGGTTCTTCTGCTGGGATGTATATTATGTCCGCTTTGTGTGAAGGAGGTATTAAGGCCTATAACGTGGGTTTTGATGATGTCGATGCAG